TATCCTATAACTTCTAAACTATTATCTCCTATTAATTTACTTATAGTTAAAGCGTCCTTAACCCTTGGCATAAATCCTTCGTTACTTCCATATGGTTCTCCTATTTTAACAACAGTTTTTCCATCTTTACTTCTATAAACAGTATGCTCACTACCTTCGGCTAAAAAATCATAATCATTAAGAAAATTTCCATCAAATCCTTTTTTAGTAGGAGTTATTTCTATATTTTGTAATTTTCCATTTTCAAAATTAGACCTTACAGCTTCTATTTTTTCTTCAGTTACTTCAGCAGGCTTAACCTCCTCTGCTTTTACTTCAGGAGCTAATAATTCCTCTACTGCCTTTACTAACTCAGGGTTAATACCATCCGCTTTAGCTTTGTGGTATGTTTCAGCTAATATTTTATTATCTTCATATCCATAACCTTCAGATCTAAATGCTTTTTTTACATCTTCAGCATTTAATTTTTCTAAAGCCTTAGTAGTACTCTCTACATCTTTCAAAGCTTCATTAGGCTTAACCTCCTCAGCTTTAGCTTCAGCAGGTTTAACTTCTTCAACTTTTATCTCTGGAGTAATTACCTCAACAGCAGGAGCGTTCACACTCATCTGTTGCTTTTCAAATAATTTTTTCTCAATAGAATTTTCAACTACTTTATACTGAGATCCTTTAACTCTATCAGCTTCTATAGGTATATCAGTTGCTTTTTTAACATAGATAATGTTTTTAGCATTACCTGATATTAACTCTGATTTTGTTTGTTCAATAGAGTTATACTCTCCTCTTAAATTTTTTACAAGAACTTCTTTTTGTTTTGCATCAATATTTTCAGAAGATATTATTCTATTGGCTTTTTCTCTTAAATCAGAAGCTTTTTTAGTTGCATCTAAAATATTATCAACTGTTTCTTTGCTATATTTTCCTATCCTATCTAGTTTGTTATTTACAACCTCTTCACTTTTAGCAGATAAATCTTTTATAGTTTGCTTAACTATATCAGCTTCATTAATATCTAACTCGCCACTTTCAAGTTTTTTGTTTAAATCAAATATCTGTCTTGTATTTTCGTCTATAATTTTATAATCTTCTTTAGACATAAATGGCTCAGTTACTTTACCAGCAAGATAAGGAGCAACTTTATTCATTCCGTGAAGTAAAGGTGCGGTTGCATATACCTCTAAATCAGATATTGCTTCATAATTAATATCTTTACCTAATACAACTGAGTTATTTACTTCTTGTAAAATTGTCATTAACTTTAATTGATTACCTAAGTCAAAACTTTCACCTGCAAATGTTTTTATTTTACCAAATAAATTAGCCGCTTTTTGTTTGTAAACATTCTCAATTATTTTAGGAAATTCTTTTTCCCCTGCTAATAAAACTCTGCCACTTTTTTGAATTGTTTTTAATTGCTTACTCAACGGAATTAACATAGCACCTCCATGTAAAAGTGGTGCTACTACTTTTTGAAATTCATTATAATCTTCTTTAGAAGATAAATCTTCTATAGTTTGTATAGCTATATTAGCATCATCAGCATTTAATTCTCCACTTTCAAGTTTTTTATTTAATTCAAATATTTGTTTTTTTCTTTCTTCATCCTCATTCAGCATTTCTCCATACTTTTCACCAGCGGTAGTTCCAGCTAAACCAAACATAGCAGGAGCTCCGCCATATACTAAACCTAATACCATAGGTGTATTTTCTGTTATGAAATCAACAGAATTACTTAATACGCTTTCAAATCTATTACTTGTATCTCGAAGTCCTTTATTTTGTTCTTCAATAGCACCTCTTAAATCGTTTGCTTTTTTATGCAAATACATTGAAATCTCCCTACTTGTTAAATTTGCAGGTGATGATTTTCCGTGTAAATTAGCTAAATAAGAAGTAAGATCAATGGCTCCTACTGCTAATTGTTCTACTCCAATTCCTAATCTTTTAAGAAATTCTAATGAGTGAAGATTCTCATTATCAAACACATCTAATTCAGTTTCAAGACTATGTACTTTATCTAAGTTTTTAGAGTATTTTCCATACGCGTTTTGAGCATCTAAATGATATTGTTTATATTTTTCTGTTAAATCATTATATGATTGTATTTCATTTTCATTTAGAGTTTGTCCGTTTTTTATTTTTTCAGAAAGTTCTTTGTCAAGACTAACTAAATCTAATCCTATATTATCTCTAACATTAGATAATGTACTGGCTGTATTTAAAAAATATTTTTGACTTGTATTTAAATCTTTATAATTATCAAACTTGTCTTCTCTAATAGCTTTTTGTTCTTCATCAGTTAGAGTGTAATTTAATTGTGTAAGATTATATGCTTTTTTATCTGTATCCCAATCATTATTATACATCTCTTGAACTTTAATTTTAAATTGCTCAGGAGACAGTTTTACTTTATTTTCAGTAGCGTATTTTATTACTTCGTCTTTATATTTTTTAAGAGGCTCTATTTTTATATCTTCTTCAGTCATAGACTCGTCAATAAAACCTAATTTATTAAATAAATTTACGCTATTTCCTAATATATCAGAACCAAATTGCTTTAGTCTATTTACAAACCCAGTCTTATTCCAATCATTTTTAAACTCTGAATCTCTTTCTAATTTGTCTTCCTCTGTTATTGTGTTTGCTTGATCTATAGCAGGAGTTAAATTGTTTACTATTTGTTTATTCAAATAATATTCAATTGGTTTTTGTTCTGGCATTCTAGCTTTCTCTTCCTTAAGTCTTTTAAGTTCTTTAGGATTAGATTTTTTCTTTTCAAGATACTTTATAGATTGATCTATATCAATAGGAGTAGATGGAGGAACAAACCCTTCTTTCTTAGGTTCGTTTCCATACATAATAGATGTAGGACGCTTCTCTTCCTCCTGCCCGAATAGCTTAGTAGGACCACCTAAAGCAACCGAAGCCTGCGCTCTTGTTGGTGGCTCTGTATCCGATGAAGTACTTTGAGTGGTAGGTCTCGTAGGAGATGCCCCAGCACCTGCTTGTGAAGTAAATTCTGAAGACTCTTTTTTTTTTACTACATACCCACTAGGCAGTGGCGGAGCTCCTTGTGATTGTTTTTTAATAGCAACATATCCACCAGGTAATGGAGGAACTCCTTGTTCGTCTTGATTATCTAAAAGTTCTGCCATTATTATATAGGTTTACCTGTTTTTATATTGTACCACTTTCCGTTTTTAACCCCGATAGTTCCTTTATTAGTCTCTGTTACATTTGTATATCCAGTAGTAGATGGTTTATTAGTAGTAGTCTTTCTAACATTCTGTCCTCTCTGTTGGAGTATCGGAGCTAACTCAGTCCAGTCTTCTAAGTATCTACCAAGCTCAGGGCTGTATATCTTAGTGGCAAAGTTATTAAGTTCTGCCAAGTCTGGGCTCTGCTCTATATACCTTGGTTTACCACCAGGTCTTGTAGATGGTATTTTTTCAGTCCTCTTAAAGCTACTGTAACTAACGTCCTTTGTCTTAGTTGGATCGTCCTTGTCTTGTATCTGAACAAGCATTCTTATATTGTTTGGATTTTCAGTATCAAAGTAGATATTCTTTAACTTTCTCTTTAGCCCTGTACTCATATCCACAACAGGAGCAGTTTGTTTTATTGTAAAGTTAGCCACGCCTGTTAATTCTCCTGATTCTGGCATTGTTCTTCCTCCTGCTAATGATATATCATTTGTAGTTGTTACAATCTCTTTCTTGCCTTTACTTCCTCCACCTCCTGTATTAGGTGAAAACACAGCAGTACCAGTCTCCTTAATTCCAGTCTGAGCGATAAGGTACTCCTTAATTATATCTCTAGTTCTTTTTGTCATATCAGTATCTATGATAGGAATCATCCTACCAGCCCCGTTATTCTTAAGACCTATTCCCTTACCACTAGAAGCGCCCTCTCCAGTAATTTTATATGTTCCATCAGTATCAGTCAAGATACTTGCATATCCATTCTCGTTCTTAGCAATAGCCTCTGTTACGTTGTTTACAAAGTCATTAAAGTTAGGCATATTAGATAAAGCCTCTAAACTCTCTATCTTACCACTTCTAATCAATTCAACAAACGGCTTCATTTGCTCTGCATACCTATTCGTCTCAGCAAGAACGTCAATTCTTTTATCATCAAAGTTCTTAACCTCTACAAGTGTAGACATAGGAACCATTCCAAGAGGACCTTCCTTAACCTTTCCCTTATCATCTAACTCAGCCACATACAGTCTACCGTCGTTAGGATTGTGTATCAGCTTCTTATCCTTAAAGTTCTGAAATCCACCCTTCCACTTCTGCATAAAGTCTGCATAGGCAGATGTCTTTCCTTCCTGAACATCCTTTAGGTATTTATCGTAATCAGCACCATAAGTCTTTGTGAACTGGTTTAGTTGGCCTATACTAGCTGAAGTATTTTGATTGGCTATAGTAAAGTCAGATCTTGATATCTGACCAGACTCTAACTTCTTTTGTAATTCAAATACGTTTCTTTTAGTATCATAACCCATATTGGTTATAAGCGCGTTAAGATTAGGATCGCTTGTTAGACTTACCTCGTTAGCCTTTGTAAGGATATCGTTGGTAAGCTTCTTATCAGCCTCTCTATTCTCGTAACGCTGCTCCTCTTGCTTCTGAAGGTTCTGGTTTACGTTGCTGATTACAGTACCCCAATCAAGCGTTGGAGCTGCACCTATATCTGATGGATTCTGATATTGATAGTAAGTAGCCATAGATTATACTATAGTTGATTTTGGTTGTTGTCCCATAAGTTGCATAAGAGCCTGTAACGTCTTAAGATCTATTCCTTGTGCAGTCTGTGCTGCAGGTCTTGCAAATGAAGTTCCACTTAATAACCCTTGTATTTTATCCTCTGGAGTTGCTATTCCAGTTCCGTACGTGTTAATAGCACCTAACCCTTGAGTTACCATTCCTCCAACTCCTTGAAGCATTGCCTGCTGCTGTGCTATCTTAGCCTTCTCTGCAGCCATAGAGGCAACAGAGGCACCCTTAGCCTGATCTAAGTATAACTTAGACAGATCTTGATTTATTGCCATTTCAGCTCCAGCATCAGTCATAGCCTTGTTATAAAGTCTATCAGCTAGACGCTCTGTGTTTTGTGCTTGACCTTCAATACCAGCCTCGCGAACACCTTGAACTCCTCCAATTAACGATCTCTGATCCTGAGCTAAAGTATTTATAGCCTGTCCCTCAGCAGCAGTGTTTTCTCTGTACGCCCTTTCGTAAGCTTGAACAGGAACTTGTTTTGCAGCGTATGCGTTTTGTTCTTTTAATCTTGTGGCTTCCAAAACTAACCTTTCATTCTCTCTATCCGCTGCTCTTTTAGCATCAGCAAGCTTTCCAGCCTCAGCTGCAGACATAAGTGTTGATACAGCTGTAAGCCCTAACCCTACGAACGGCATAAATCCAGCCGCTCCTCCTGCTACTTCAGCAGCTCCATTTGCAGCTCCAGACGCAGCTCCAGCTGCTCCAGACGCAGCTCCAATACCCGTAAGTCCACTCATAGCCGCTTGAACTCCTGGCATAATAGTACTAGCTGTAATAGGGCTTCTGTATTGAGTTGTAGAACCTAAAAAACCTGTCCCGTTTTGTTGTAACTGTAATAGTTGCTGAAGAAAATCTAATTCATTCATAATTCTATATATTTTACAAAGATAATAATTTTAAGGATAACTTTTAAATACATTTGATTTAACTGAGAATAATTCAACTCTGTTTTGTGAACCGTTCTCTAATTCGTACTGCATATAGTATCCACGTGCACCATAAGACTCAGCAACGCTGTTCTTTATGTACAGTATGTAGTCTCCGTCATTAACAACTTCAGATCCAATTACATCATTATCTATTGTTATAGATGTCTTTGTAAAATCTGTAATAGGACCTATAAATTCTATAACTCCAGCGTTGTTTCTGTACGCCAAGTCACCAATACTTACGATTGTTCCAATATTAAACGTGAAGTTTAAGACGGCAGTAGCAGTCCCTGGATCATCTACAGTGTCCACTGAACCCACACCCTGAGCGGAGCGAAGTCTAAGATTATCGTCACCTGAAAGGCTTCTAATATACGCAAACCAGTTCCCCTCCTTCTCTACAAAGTAGCTTGAATCTATCTCTCCAGTGGAGAGGTCTGTCACTACCGTGCAGTTCCAGGGGCTATTTCCGTACGTGGCGATAGTCTTGAAGTTCTTAATCGTCAGCGGCTCCTTATTAAATACAGACGTTACCTTAGATGCTTCAAACGCATCTTCAGGAAACCCTAATTCATCCCACCAGTCATAATAAAAGGTGTTCCTGTTTACATTGGTGTTGTGCTTATAAAGCTCACCTCCCTTAAAGGAATAGAACGCCCCGTTCATACCTAGCATCATCTCTGGGTGGTATGAAAAGAATGATGTCCATCCCTCTACGTTCTTGTTGTATGTTAGTGTGTACTTCATATTTTATTATGGTGGTGGTGGTTCGCAAATACCTATCAATGTTATATACCCTACTGAGTTTATCTGAACAATATAAGTATCTGTTAATTCATCGCATATTGCTACGTAAACTAAATAGTACAAATCTCCTCCATCAAATGGATCTAACACGCTATTAGTATTATATGCTGTGTTTCCTGTATCAATAACACACCCTACATTTCCAAGTATGTAGAATGCATTATCAGGAGTTTCTAAATCACAAATATCAACTGAAGTTGAAGTACCATCACTTCTATAAGCTAAATCTAATTCTATGCTTTCGCAATCAATCTCTACAACACCAGTGAAAGATATTATCTCAAAGTTCTCTATAGCTACAGTATCACCTAACCATATTCCGTCCTGAGAGATAGTGTTTCCATCTATGTTTATATATACAACACTTCCACCGTCAGGGTGTGCTGGATCTCCCTCCTCCCAAACGCCTTCGAAGCAAGTGGTCTGCGGCTCACATCCAGGGCAAGGGACAGGATCTAAAAGTACACCAGATAAAAGCTCCCTGTATGTACCATCAAGTAAATATAATCCATCGGGGGCTAACGTAGTCTGATTCTCGTCTGTCCATAAACTACTAGCTGTAAAGAACGAGTCAGAGTCTATAAAATAACTAACATTAGTGCACTCAATACAGCACAGTACATAAGGGTTTGAATCTGTATAACATAGCTCTATCTCCATCATACTTCTATAATCCCACACTAAATAAAGGTAGTCAAAACCTGCCAAATTAGCAGCGTTTATAACAGCCTGATACGTTCCAGTTATTGGAGTTATAGTATTTAATAGAGGTAACAACTCCTCAGCAGTATACAAGTTATTAGATATTAAGTACTTGAACGAGTTAAGATCTGGATCAAATATAAATGTATCTCCAGCTCTCTTTTGTGAAACAAGTGTTATATTACTTCCGTCAGCTGGTATCATACCTTGAGAAAGTCCTCCGAACTGACTCTCGTATAATGACACACCATCTGCCTGCATAGTTATAAGTTCATTTAAGAATGGACTGTTAAAACTTCCTAAAGTCCATTTGTAACTGTTATGTATTGTCTGCTCCTCTGAATTAGGGTTGTTATATACAACTCTGTAAACCGTCAAGAAATCTACTATATTTACGCACGATGTGCTTGTAGAGTAAGACGCGTCAGTAGACGTTATAGTAACCCTAATAGTGTTAGGAAGAACCTCTGTCTTTTGAAATGTAAAATCATAGGTGTCAGGATCAGTATAATTTTCATCCGATATAACACCACCATCGTACTCAACCGTAATATCAACCTCTCCGTCAAACAACGTAAGACTTACAGTAACCTCTCCTATATCATTACCTATCTCTACGTCAAACTCATACACCCCGTTCACATTATTTTTAGATATAGTAACACCACACCCGTACACATCTAACTCTGTAGGCATAGCTGTCTCAGTCAAGTGAAGCACGTACTCGTCCATATACGGATCGTAACCACCTATCTTAAAGTAATTTGGCGAGTTCTTGAACTCGTCTCTGAACCAGTACTTCATACCCATATCAGATACAACACTAAGCGCATCACTCTGAGCTGATCCACCTCTTAGGTTTAACACTGAATTACGCTTGATATCTGTAAAGTAAACCTCACCACCAAACACAGCAAAGCTCTCTGGGTTATTACTTATTCCGTAGTCCTCAATCCTTGCGATCTGAGTACCAAGTACCTCTGGTATAGATGCAATCTGTCCACCTCCAGCGGAGTCAGACAGTAAGTTCTTGCCAGCTAAAATATATGACACCTTATCCTCCTGCAAAACTAAAACATCCGTACGTCTAGCATACAGTCTATTGATAGGTCCGAAAGACTTCTCTAGGTCCTTAAAGTTTGCTAGTGATAGGTTGAACTCGTTTAACTTGTTTATGTTTGTCTCTGCATTGTATATACCACTGTACGTCATAGAGGCATACCTGTCAGCCTTTCTGTACTGCTCCTGAGCCACAGCTGTAACACGCTCACCTAAGTAGAACGGATCACCAGTAAGTGAGTCATTTATCTTATAACTCTCAACTCCGTTACCAAAACTAAAGCAGTCAAAGAAGTTAAGCGTAACAACAGCTGGCAATGAAGATGTCTGGTTTTGGTCTGCATCTGCGTCACCGCTCATATGGAATCTATCCTCATCTATAGGGAAGCTATCGCTACCCTCGTAAAATATCTCTCCATCAGCATCAAGAGCCTCTGTTTCAAACACTAATGTACCATTAGCCTGTTGTATGGTTATAACTATATCGTTGTATGCTGTTTTTCCGCTACAACCTGGGATTCCAGACGCTACAATTAAATACATACTTCCATCAGAAACCCCATCCTCCTCAGTCTGTCCAAATCCAACTTGATTTAACGCAGTTTGATCAAAAGGCTCAATAAAAGGATACACAGGGACTGTAGATCCATTACTTGCTGTTGTTGTATTATTAAATATACCAGTGTCGTTTAAGGTATTATATTGTACCGTAGTTGTTACATCAGCAAGTTCATCTCCACCTCCTTGAATACCTTCTTCAAAATTTATATTTTGCTCTATACAGAAAGTATAAAAGCTATCATAGTCTGAATTTGCTACAAATGATTTCTGATATAAATAACTATAAGATCCACATCCAGCATCTAATCCAGCTGAATTTCTTTTTATTCTCCACTTTATATTTACAATACTTCCAGCAGGAATATCGTAAGGTATGTACCTCTGATTTAATGATGAATTAGGAGATATTGGATCAAAATCAGGGTTTTCATAAAAAAACAAAACAGCATTTTGTCTGTATGAACTACCCCTAGGATATCCTGGACTTCCTCTTTTAACTGAAGGCTCTATAAATGAATTTTCTCTATACTCTGCTTGAAATTCAGAAGCCTTTAGTCTCATATAAGTTCCAGCTGGCTCGTATACTATATTGTCATCATTGGCTCCACTTATAAAATTATTAGACTGAGCCTTAACCTCTAAAACTTCAGTAGTAACTAAAGAATTAACATAGCCATCAGTATCCATCTTTACAATAAGAGTATCACCAACTCTTGCCTTGCTTATATTCTCTCCCTCTAACTTAAACCAAGTAAATCCAGTAGTATCAGGGAAAAATAAACTTGTGTAAATTGTCTCATACTTTGACTTAGAAGGTTTTACTACAAACTTATATCTCTTAGCCCAAGAAGGAGCTAAGTTATTTATTGTAGCAACTATGAAGTTTTTCGTATCAGAAGCTGAAGCTGGAAAGAACACTGTGTTTCCATCACAAACTAATGCAGTAGAACTTCTTAGGTACTCGTCTTGATATACAATACCTACCTCAAAATCTCTATTGCTGTGTAGACTTCTTCTTGAATTTATTTTTGTTATAGACGCTATAGTATTTGCATCTGAAAAGTACTCATAAGCATATACATTTAAACTTGTGTCGTCATCAAAACCTACAAACTCCATAGCAGGAATCTGTATGTATATTATATTAGGATCTAAAGGAGATGATGTTATTGTAAATCCTTGACCAATAGCACTAATACCACTACCTTCTTTTTCCCAACCGTCATTTACAGGGGCACATATAACATCCTTAGCTGTTATTGCACAGTTAAAGTCGTCAGTAACAGAAAATCCATCACCACAGTTTAATATAGGTAAGCTATTATATATACTTGCAATAAATCCAGGATCTACAGATAGTTGATAAGCACTGGCAAAGTCATTCTGTATGTTAAAAGAATAATTATATTCGTAGTTATTCTGCGGAGCTGCACATGAACCAACACCATCATATAAATCACTGCCTCCAAATATATTATGAATAATAGAAAAATCAATATTAAGTATTGAATTTTGTTCTATTGTAACCCCTGTGAAGTCTAATTTTATTTTACTTCCAGCGATTGTTTTTGGATCTAAAGGGTTTATATTATAAACTACTCCAGTTTCGTTTGTAACTTGTATTTCAGACACATTTATGTCCTCGCTAACGCCAACAACATCATAGTTAATATTTGTGTCAATATCATAACCGTCTACGTAGTTTCCGTACATAAGCCTATTACCCATAGTGGTCTGAGACTTAGCCGTTAGAGGCACGTTATCAAATAATCTTGTCAGCTCTGAACTTGGAAGTGAAGTGTATATTTTTTTGTTATCAAAATTAATTGATTGAATCTGATCATCTCCCCATCCATTCTCATCCTTTATGTATCTCTCTATAATGTTAACAATACTTGAGTCAGACAGTTTAAAGCATAAGTCAATCTGTATAACATTTTCGTTTCCAGTATTAAATGAAACATTTACAGAATTATATAAATTCTGCATTGCTCCATTACCATAAAATGTATAGTCAACAAAAAATGCCTTTGGCTCAAACGCTATGTCACTGAACTGTGATAACGCACTATACTCTCCATCCTTGTACTTATATCTATAAGAAAATGATATGAACTTATCAGTCATATAGTTCTTCTCTCCAGATAACGGATTCGCAATAACTATTGGTGACTCTAACGGTGGAGAAACAATAACAGAGATATCGTCCTCTGTAATGTTATCTACCCCCATTGTAGGGTATGCGTACGATCCTCTTGTATTTATTCTTCTTGGAGGATTAAGATTATCCGTCCAGAATAATAGACCATCAATTAAATCTATTCCATTAACCAGATACTGAGTGTCAAAGTTAAGTACTGTGGTAGATATTACGTGATATATAAGTGTACTTGTTCTGTCGTTGTAAGATAGAACCATATCTACATTCCCTGGATCTGTTACGAACCAGTATATTGTCTCGTGTTGGCTATCCTCATACGCACCAATACATTTTGCGTTGGTAGATAAAGGATCGCCTTCATAAAGAATAGACGTTATCTTAGTGTTACCTAATGAGTTCTCAATAGCACCAACGCTATTGTTTTCAGTAGATCCTATCCTTATATTTAACGCGTCAATATATTCTCCATCTGGAAGAACTCTCTCGTCAAGCGACTTATTCATTCTACCCTTAAGGAACGTAGTATTTAAATCCATACTTATTTAATCCACTTATCTTTTCCCCTCATATTCATCAATAATCTTCCAGGGTGTATGTTACTCAATCTTATTTTTGCGTTTCTTAAAAGGGCTGTCTTCTCTTTCTTAGCTCTATTCACAACATACTCCTGAACTCCGTACTTGTTTGTAAGCACGTTATACTTAATGTATGCGTACAAGAACTCCTCAGCCATCTTATTTACAGTAACCTCAGAGTCGTCTCCTCCCTCCATACCATCAGTAACATACTCAAGTATGCAAAGCTGACCAGCCATTCCTGATCCAAAGTTTATAACGCCTGACTTCTTGTCTATTCTGTACGTAGGGTTTACGTTTGCAGTCTCTGTATTCAAACCAAATCTTGCCCCAATAGTGTGGTTGAAGTACCACTTACCGTCAAGATTGTATCCTTCCATACCGTTAAAATCACCGTCACCTAGGTAGATGCTCTTATTTAACTTATGTATTCTATCGTAGTCTAATATAGATGTACCCTCTAACACGTTTCCGTCCTGATCGAACAATACTCTACAGCTGTTATCCTGTAGGTATGAGTTACTATAGTTTGTCTGAATGTTCTCAGTCAGTGGTCTTAACACACCGTCCTTGTACAATGATATTCTAACGTAGTTCACGTAGTCTGGTGGCAGAACCAACTTAAGGTCGTCACATATACTAAGCTCCACTATCTTAATCTCTTTCAAGGCATCGTAATTCAATTCTTGAATACCTCTCTTTGCGTGAAAAAGGATCTCGTACTTGTCAACATTATTAACAAGCTTATTGTTACCTACATACATCAACATAAAGTTGTTAACTATATCCTTTAGTGATACATACTGGTACGTTCCCCAGTTTTCACTCTCTGGAGAATCTCCAGCGTTCTCATAGTATTGATAGCCAGTTAAGTATGCCATAATTATTGTTGTTGACTAAATGTTGGTTGTTCGTGTTGTTCTTGACCTAATGCGTAAGCAGCAACCTCTTGTTCTCTTATAGATATTCCTGAGTACTGAAGTATCTTCATAGCCAGTTTATACTCATCCTCTGCAGGAAGTTGAAAGTCTTGGTAATCTGGTTGAGACTGATCAAACATCGGCTCACCATCAATAAGCGTAATGTATGTCCACTTAGGATCCTTAGGATACGTAAAGTAGGTGCATCTTATATCATAATCATTTGTATCACTGATTGTGTCAGGATATAATACAATGGTAGATGTTCCTACTGTATTCTGCTCGTATGTATATACTGGGTACATCAACGATGGTCCAGTTAAGTTAGAGTCTGAAAGCATCATTATCCTTGCATTAGAAACCTTTTCAGCTGTACCGATTCTACTGCCTAAATCATTAAGACAGTCTATCCTTAATATCATATATGCTGCGCTTCCAGTCGTATCTTCTGAAGGAGCTAGCCACTGATTTGCACTATAATTATCTAAATTTGATGTAACCAAGAAAGACTCAAGAGTCTCGGCTATTGGCTGCTCAATATCAGCGTATTCAGTACCTGACATACGAGCATTCTCCATATTGATGGTCTTGTTATAGGAAGAGTAGTACTCCTCGTATAATTCCATCTGTGCCTGCTTGGCAAATAAGTTGAAATCAGCAGGTGTAATATAGCCGTAGTTATTCTTATTTATAACAGATAGAACTGTATTTCTAACTGAGTTTATCATATTAAAAACTTTTTACAAAGATAATAAAAAAAAGCACTCTGATTAGAGTGCCTTTAGCTTTCCTTAAGAACAAAAACAATTACGCAATAGCTATTCCAGAAACAGCAAACGGTAATAATGTAACATCGTAAGTTACTTTTGTCCATCCCTCACCTAACGCTGCAACAACAGCCGCTTCAATAGCGTCTCTTTCTGTTTCAACACCAGCACCAGCAGTAGCGTGAGTGATAGTAACAACTTTACCTCCACCGTAAGTGATGGTAACAGTAGTAGTCGATGCTTGCTCGATAAGTTTAATGTCTGTAGCAGATACAATTTGAAATTGCTCGTTAGTTACAGGAATACTTAAAAATTTTTCCATTTTTATCTTTTGTTTATGATTAATAATCCTTGCAAAGATACTAAAAAAATATTAATCTAAATGACTCTCAAGTAATCTAAGTGTCTCAATTCCATCATCTGACTTCAGGTGTGATGCCAAGATAAATAAATGGTTCTCACCGTAAGGAACTGTCAACAGTTTCTTCTTGTTTGTCTCTAGGTTAAAGTATACATCTCTACCTTTATTTTTA